CCATATTTATATTTTGATACCCAAACATCTACTGCCAACGAATCACCATTAAAATATTTATTTCTTTTAGCTGTATTATTTAAATTCATAATTACTCTTTAATTTTTTCTTTATTTTGTTCCTCTAATAATATTTTTTCTTTATTTTGCTCTTCTATTAATAATTGTTTTTCCATTAATTCTTTAACTCTCGCAAACCCTTCTTCATTTTTACTTGATTCTCTTTGAGATTCTGTTTGCCAATTATTATTATCAACAATAATTTGTATTTTGGCATTATCAAAAACAATGTCACTAAAAATTATACCATCTACACCAAATCTAGATTTAAGAATCGCCATATTTGCCCTACCATTTTCTTTTTGGTCTAATGTTTTAGCTATTGAAACTATAAAATGTCCAATTTGTCCTCTTTTAATTGAACCGCCAATCATTGACGAATCAACCGTTTCAGCTCCTATCGAACCTCTATTACCCTGAACTGCGGTCCAACCAACCATATCAAATTCAGATAATAGACTTTCAAATTGTCTCATTACTGCCCCTTCAGCTTCATAACCTTTATCAAATTTTTTATTTGAAATGACACAATCTATATAATCTAAACAAATAATATCTGGTTTATTTCCAGAAGCTGATAACTTTCTAATATATTTTTTAATCATTGGAATTGTAGTTCCATCACTAGGAAATTTCCTTAATTTTAAATATCCATCACCTTTATTTTTCTTTGATATAATTTCATTTAATTTTTTTTGATTTTCTTCTTCACCTAACTTATTAAGTTCTATTTCACTCCAACATGATAAGTGTTTTCTTTGTATTACTCTAGGCATATCTTCGAAAAATATTTGTAATACTTTATACCCTAAATTAAACGCTTCATTACATATTTTTGTTATCATTGTTGTTTTACCTACCCCGAAAGGGGCAAGAATCACCCCTAATTCACCTTTGGCTAATCCACCATTCATTTTATCATCCAATCCTAATATTCCAGTTGGAATAGGTTTTCTAAAATCTTCCTTTAAAACATCAGCAATGTTATAAAAAACATCAATACCCTCATCTTTATTACTCCCAAGTTCTAATGCTTTTTTCATGATTTCTTCACATTCATCATAATCATCAATATTACCCTTATCGATTATAATTTGAATCTTCGATACCGATTTCTTAAGTTCTTGTTGTTTACAAAATTTCATTGCCCTATCTTGGACAAATTCTGAATCATTTAACGTTAACTGTTTAATCTCATTTAATTGTTGTTCAATGAAAATCTTCATCGTTTCATTATCAAGTCTAGAGTTTAATCTAAATTCTAAACTATCTACATCTGGAATAACTTCGTTTTCATCATTAGCCTCTTTAATTTCTGCTACAATTAACCGTAACGTAGTATCGGTGAAATAATTCGGGTCAATAATCTCTATAATATTATTTGCAAATTTAGTGTCTGTGATTAATTGTAAAATTAGTCGTTTTTGGTATGGAACTCCTAAAAACCCAAAACCATTATCTGTGTTTATACTCATTTAAATGTTATGCTATTTTCTGTAAATCCTTTACAGTTAATTTATTATGCCTTTTTAATTGTACTACACCATATGTTTTGGTATAATTTTTAAGGCTCATATAATTCACTATTATTCTAGTAATATCTGGAATTATAGGTCTGATATTAATATCATATCTTACATTAGGGTGGAATACATTCCCATTAAAATTTCCTGATACAATTAATTCTTTTTTAAACAAATCCATATCTAATTCTTCGTCTTTAATTTTAATTTTAGAACTATTGTTTTTATAAATTTCTAAATTAAAGACATCATCCTTATCGTTGTAATGATTATTTTGTGAAAAATAAGGTTTATATGAATTTGTAATACATTGAAATTTAAAAAATTCGGGTATAATCCCTAAAGTTAAAAATCCATTCATCCCCATAATTTCATCCATCATTTCTTTAATTTCTAAAGATTCCCTACATTCTTCATTATAATTCTTAATATTAAAATATCTTTGACAAATAATATTTTCATTAATTCTTAATATAAACTCATATGGTTTAATTAATTCTGTTTTTTTTCTCATTTTTAATAATTTTTAATTAATTGTTGTTTTTTTTCTCTTTCTATTAATTCTTTAAATGGCATTAAATAACTTGTACTAAAAGTATCTATAACTTTATCAACCCCATCACGTTTCATAAAAGCATAAACATTTTTAATTCCACGTTCATCCATGTCCCCCATAGGGCCTCTCAATGCTTCAACTTTATCAGCGTTTACCTTATCCACCAACGGTATTGTTAAATCAACCAATAATGAATTAATTTCATAAACTCGTTTACCTTGAATTCCATCAGTTATAGACTCCGCAATATTGGTTAATGCAATGAGTGGTTTTTTCTTTTCTTTGATTCTATTCTCTTGTTGAACTTTTGCTGATTCAATAATTTCTTTTAGAGTAACTTGTCTTTTAATAAGTTCTGGAAAATATTTGAGTAATGTGGTCTCTTTAACATTGGTAATTCCTTTTATTGAATCACTTGAATCTCCACCTATAATTTTAATTAATTTTGAATTTGATTGGTGATGTTTAAAAAATGTTTGATAATTTCCTTGTGTGATATACTCTTTTTTATCACATAGATATAATTTAATATCTTTTGATATTAATTGGCATAAATCTCTATCTGAAGTGCAAATAGTTATTTTTTCATTTTTATTTTTTGTTACACAATAATAAGCTATGTAATCATCGGCTTCAACACCGAAATCTGAATTATCTATTAATTGTCTAATACATAATTCTTCTAAATATTGTCTAATTAAAAACTTTTCCATCACCTCATTCAACTCTATAGGGTGAGTACCGTTTAGATAATCTTTACCACGGCTAATTTTATAGTCTTTATATATATTATATCTTTGTCTACCACTAAATTCGCCATCCCAAAATACAAAAACTCTATGAAACAAATCATCTCTTAAAAGTTTTCTAATGATGGTAATAAATTGGTACAGACCACCAATATGATTACCATCTTTAGAATACAAATCTTTTGCACCATAAAAACCAAATTTAAAGAGTGCATTACCGTCTACTAATAATGTGTTGGTTATTTCTTCTAACACACCATATTTTCTTGGCTTTTTAGCCATATCCTTTTAATTTAAAGGGTTAATTACTTTTTTTAAAATACTTTTCAATATCCTCATCAGCATCTGCTGATAATTCTTCTTCAGTTTTTTTAACTTCTTCTTTACTATATAAAATCTCTACCCCATATTCTACATTTAAATTCTCATGTATAAAATCTCTATATTCACTTTTATAAGCCGTTAAATCGTCTGGATTCCAGAACCCATGTGGGGTTGATGCTATTTTACCTTTCTTCTCAATACCATTAACATGATTTTTTTCACAACTAATTTTACATTCAGTACCATATTGAAATTCATTCCCCAATGCGGTTGCCTTTAATTTAGCGGTCCCATGAGATAATACTCCACCCACATGGACGATTAATCTAGAGTTGAAGTGCATAAATTCCCCACAACTATGTTTAATTTTCATATTCATGCTATCAAACCAAATTTTTTGAACACAAATAAATGTGTTTGTAAAAGGTTTATCATCCCTTCTTGAAGATGGGATTCTATAATTTACTATAGCTTGGAATACTTTCATAGAACCAGCATTCCACATATTATTTGTTGTTTTAGATATTGCAGATTTAAATCCATTTAATGTTCCAATAGAATCCCATAAAAAACATAAATTTTCATTTAAATTACCTTCAGCTTGAGCATCCAATAATTCTGTCATATATAAAGCTATATCCTCTATTACTGGTTCGTACCTCATAGGGGTTGCTACTTTCTTACTATGTTGATGGTCGTATAATTCATACTTTTTAAGTAAATCTTCATTACCCATGAAAATAAAATTACCATCATATCCAGTGATTTCCCCTGTTTCTTTATCTACCACTTCGGTATATTCCATACCACATAATCTAGCATGTTTCCAATTAAAATTACCTTCTGTTTCAAAAATTACTGGTAAATCACCAATTTTTTGCGCTCCAGCAATTGCTTCATAGAATGCCGTTGATTTACCAGTATTGGTATACCCTCTAATAGAATTTACAAATCCTCTTGCAAACCCTGGTAGTTTAATTGCGTCATGCCATGCTTTTGATAATGGAATCCAAGATAGTTCTTTATCTTTTATTGTGTCACTTATGCCTTGTGATTTTTTAAAATCACTTAAACTGTAAGCGGTCTTTTCTACAGTTTTTTTTGTTGGTCTTTTAGTCATTTTTTAATATTCAAGGAACCCTGAGTTGTTATTTTTTTTTAATAAAAAAGGTTGGTGAGGTAGGTTCCCTCACCCCGCCAACCTTAGTTGATTTTTTTACCAATTAAAATGGTAAATCGTCTGTATCTTCTTCCGTGTCAACTTCGGCTACGTAAGATGATTCGGTTACATCCGAAGTTTCAAGCACTGCTTGAGCGTTTGCACCCATATTTACTTCAGATTCAATACCATCTGTAACATCTTCTATCTGAGCATCTAGCACAGATTTAGGTACAAATTTTTCGGTCTTTTTATCCCAAGCTGGAATTTCACCATCTACAATTATTTTTAAATAATCATAATCTTTTAATGAATAGACATCTCCCCAAACTTTTTTATTATCTAGCCATTTTTCAACTAACGTAACGTCCTCACTTAATAGTGATTTGTCAAGTGATTGAATGCTATTTACTGCTGGATAAGTTCCACCTCTAGGGTTTTTGATTCTTTCAATGTTCAAAGCTAAATCTCTTCCAGTTTCGATATTAGTTATATCCTGTTTAAGCATTCTAACTATTGCCATGATTTTATCAAAAATTCCCTCTTTTTTGAAATTCATTGGGAATCTCCAAAATTTAGGGCCATCACCTTCAAGGTCTCTATCGATAACTTTAACGATATACATCGTTCTGGCGTTATAGCTTTTTGCTAATTCTTCATCATCTTTTTTACCAGTTGCTAAAAGTACTGCTCTGGCTTCACAAAATGGACATGGTTTATCTTCCAAATGCTTAATGCATGTGAATTTACGATTTTTTCCATCTACTTTTGCTGAATGTACTTTTACTTCTTCAAATGGAGTTCCATTTGCTGTTGGAAGGATTCTTATTCTTTTTATTTTATTATTTACACCATCTTCTAAATAGG